TGCGGATAATACAAACGTTAATTTAACACAAAGCGGAGCGGGAGCTCACACAGCCAACATGGTATTCACTACAGATAACTATAATGTAGATGTAGACCAACTTGGGTCAAGTAATCAAAGCTATACAGCTACATTTAATTGTAGTGCTAGTTGCAACAAAACGATTACTATTACCCAACAATAATTATGAAAAAATGGACTCCAAGATTAAAAGAACATTTAGCACATTTACCCGCGCTCCATACCAGGATTCTATTGCTGTGGTTTTACATGCCTGTGACTTTCATCTTGACCAAGCTGTCAAAGACAAAGAGAATTATGCATTACATATGGGTCTCCATTATAGGTTGAAGTCTTACCTAATTGACTTAAAAGATTATATTCATGAAAAAGAACAACAGGAGAAGATTTCTCTATCTAAAATACGGATTCCCTCTAACGAAGAAGGGGACAATACTTAATATACTAATATGAAACAAGAAAAATTACTACAAGTAGTAAATCTATCACCTAGTGAGAGCTGGGTAGAAAAATTAACGGAAGTACACCCAATGAAACAAATAGCCTGGGCATCTATAATACAAATATGTGTATTTGGATTTATGTTATTATCTTTTTGGAGTATAAATGAAGCACTTTACTAATATACTCATAGGGGGCGCACTCCTAGCTATTCTAGCTTGGAATCCTTCACCCTTACAAATTCTAGAACTAAAAACCTTCGACTGGTTAATGAGCCAGCAAAAGCCTGTGCAAGATAATATGATATTACTTGTAGATTTGGACGAAGAAATAGTAGAGGCCTACGGTGGTTATCCTCTACCAAGAAGTTTATACGCAACACTAATTAATAGAACGCAGGGAACGGCGGGAGTCACAGTACTTATGCCAGACCCTGATTTGAGAGGTGCAGGAGAAGATGCAATATTGGCGGAAGCCTTATTAACTAATCCTGCTGTTTTGGCATATACTGCTTCTAACCAAGCAACGCAAGTAGGACCTCATGTAGGTACTGCACAATTAGGAGGTGACCCCCAAGAATGGCTATATCAATACCCAGGAATTTTACGACAACAACACTCCGCCGTAGGCGTAGGACTAATAAACTCAAGTCCGGAGCTAGACGGCGTCGTAAGACGTTTGCCGCTAGTCGTAGGAAGCGGAGGTAAACTATTTCCCTCTTTTGCACTAGAAATGCTGAGGGTAGGAGTTGGAGACCCAAGCTATCAAATTAGTACAAAAGAAACTGGTATTGAATGGCTAAGAATACCTAACTATCCAGTTATCAACACAGACTCTAATTCTAGAATCTGGATAACATCTAACATAAATTTTCACAGGCAGTCTGCAGCTGAATTTATTCAGCAGCCTATGGAAGGCGCCGCTTTTGTAATCTTTGGAGTTACAGCAGAAGGAGTAGTTAATCCTGTTCCTACTGCGGGCGGGGCTATTTACCCACACGAGGTACAAGCAAATGTTCTACATCACTTAATACAAGGAACAAGTCCTGTTCAACCTGTGTGGGCTCCTGCAGCGGAGTTAGGGGCCGCACTGCTATTAATAGTTATACTACTAATAGCGGCTTCTAATGTTTATTTTTCAGCACCAATATTTTTAACAAGCATGGGCGGACTTATGTATGGTAGCTGGTATGCATATCAATCTTCCTACTTACTTGACGTTTCTGGCACTATGGTTGTCGGATTTCTTTTCTTTTCTATCGTAACTTTCAGGAATTTTTTACAGCAGTATTTCATGAGAATGGAAGTTAAAAAACAATTCGGGACATACGTAAGCCCTGCCTTGGTAAAAAAATTACAAAAAGACCCATCACTACTGAGATTGGGTGGGGAGACAAAACGACTAACTTTTCTTTTTTCTGACATTCGAGGATTCACACCAATTTCTGAAAAATACCAATCAGACCCACAAGGTCTTACAGCGCTGATAAATCGTTTTCTTGACAATCAGACTGAGATAATTCTTAAACACGAAGGAACAATAGATAAATATATGGGCGATTGCATTATGGCTTTCTGGAACGCCCCTCTCGATGTAGAGGAACAAGAAAGAAAAGCCACAGAATGCGCACTCGAAATGAGAGTAGCACTAGGAAAATTGAATGAAAAACTTAAGGAAGAGGGATTGGATCAGATTCACACCGGAGCCGGAATCAATACGGGGCCTTGCGTTGTTGGAAACTTTGGTAGTTCTACTAGGTTTGACTACTCCGTTCTGGGTGATGCTGTTAATCTTGCAGCTAGGTTAGAATCAAGTTGTAAAAATTATGATGCAGATTTAATAATTTCGGAACACAGCTTAGTAGATGGGTTTGACTATACCTATCTAGATAATGTAACAGTCAAAGGAAAATCGGAACCAGTTAAGATATATACTATCACCAAGTGAAAAATATATCTTGACATCGAGTTTCAATTTTGATATAATTTACACTATAGAATTTTTAATTCAAAGAACCAGGATACCTTACATGAATACGCCTCTTAATAAAGACCACGAAGATATTGTAGAACTAGACAAGAGAATGTCAACACACGAAGTACAGTGTGATGAACGCTGGAAGACTTGCTTTTCCAGGCTCGACTCTATTGACAACAATATTGGTAGATTAGAAACCATAGCAATAGGTGCTTGTGGAACTATAATCGTAGGAGCCATGGGAGTTATTATCAGCATCCTAATGATGCACGGTTAAAAAAGGAAATAAGACATATGAAAAACAAAATTTTAGCACTAGCATTATCTTTATGCACACTACCTGCTTTCGCAGACTTTAGTGGAAATGTAGGATATACTACTGACTATGTATGGAGAGGAGTCTCTCAAAGTGCAGGAAGTGGCGCTATGCAATTAGATTTAATGCTTGAAAAGAATGGTCTATACGGTGGTGTATGGGCTTCACAAGTTGACTTCGGAGATGAAGCTTCTTATGAAATGGACTTCTATGGAGGATATGAATTATGGCTATCCGACAAATGGTCTATAGACGTTGGCGTAATCCAGTATAACTGGGACAAAGGCGGATATGAAGATATCGAAGAAGGTTTTGTAAAAGTAGGCTTGAAAGGTTTATCTGTAGGATACTACATGGACTTAAGCAACTCAGACAATACTTACATGGAAGTAGGTTATACTTTACCATTTATTAAATGGGTAGATGCAGGTGTAACTTATGGTAGATTCGATGAAGATAGTGACTTTTGGAAAGTAACCATGGGCAAAATGCTTGGAGACAGGTGGTATGTTAATGCAGAAATCTATGAAGATGCAAGACAAGGTCAGTTTACTGACAATGCAAATATAGGAGTTTATTACATTTTCTAATGGCTTACTCTCAGAAAGTAGTTGACAGATTTGAAGATGTACTGAATAATCCCGCAAAACACTCGGTCGGTAGGTTTGACCCTAAAGACCCAATGGTTGCTACAGGTATGGTGGGAGCACCTGCCTGTGGTGACGTAATGAAACTAGACCTAAAGCTAGACGATAACGATAGAATACTAGATGTTAAGTTTAAGACTTATGGTTGTGGTTCCGCAATCGCTTCTTCTACAATGTTTGTAGAAATGTTAAAAGGAAAAACAATACCAGAAGCAAAATTAATAAAAGACAAGGACATTGCAGATGCCCTTGAACTTCCTCCAATCAAACTCCACTGTTCAGTACTAGCTGAAGGAGCAATATCAAAAGCTATTGTGGATTGGGAAGCAAAGAAAGCAAAAAGGCAACATAATGGAGGCCCTAAATGATAGACGGTTATAAAACAAAAGATATGAAAGCACCAAAGCCCAGTGGAATGAAAGCTCCTAGTAATGATGGAGAGATATTTGAAAGAGATGGAATGTACTTTTTCAAATGGAAAGGTGGAGAGTGCGGATACGCAACAAAAGAATTAGCAGAAGAAGGGTTGGCTAAAGTAAGTGGAAACTCTTAAGAAATTTTTCGGCAAATTAAAGACCTTGCCTGAAAAACTAATTAAGTTTTGGTACTGGCTAAAAGGCTGGTTTGTAACTTACCATTTATTAAAAGTAAGTTATAATGCAACATGGGGAGACTCAGACGACCAAGAGTTCATTGTATCTAAATTTTTCAAAAAACAACCCAACTATATAAAATTTAGAACCCAAGAGGGGGAAATAGTTGAAATAAGAGGCGCAGAAGGTCTTAATTATAGGATACAGGAACTATGAATCAATTACTTATAGGTATAATACTAATACTAGGTTTAGGAAGTTACTACTTATACCAAGAAAATCAAACACTATCAGCCAATAACTTAGCGTTAGAGGGTGCAGTAGCCACTCAGAAAGAAGCAATCGCTTCCTTACAAAATGACTTCGCTTTACAAACAGAACAAATGCAAATTATGACTGTAAAAAGCCAAGCAGCTCAAAGAGAATTAAATAGGTACACACAATTTATACAAAATTATGAGTTATCCGCAAAAATAATAGCAGATCCAGTAGAAATGGAAAGGAAAATAAATAATGGAACAAAACATATTATGGAAGAAATCGAGAAACTTAGCGACACTGTCGATAATCTTGATGATGGTTTGCAGTTGCAGCCTAATTCCAACTAAACAAATAGAAGTCGTAGCAAAACCACTAGAGAGAACAATCGTTCAACCAGTGATGCCGCGAGAAATCGACTTAAAAGACCCTACATGGATTGTGGTTAACCCTGATAACTGGGAAGACCAGTTAGCAAGAATCGAAGAACAAGAAGGAGAATTAGTATTTCTTGCAATGACTATACCAGACTATGAAGTCATGGCATACAACATGCAAGAACTAAAAAGATATATAACAGAACTTAAGGACGTAGTAGTATACTATAGAGAAGTTACTATGCCGCCTAAAGATGAACCTAGCAAAGACTAGGCTTGAAATGTGCAGTAGGTGTCCCTACTACACACGCTTAAAGGTATGTAAAGTATGTAAATGCTTTATGCCATTAAAAGCAAGAGTTAAGAAGGCAAGTTGCCCTCTTAAGCTATGGGAGAGATAGCATGATGGAATTAATTGGATATATAACAATGATTGTTACGGTAGCGAGTATAGTTGCAGCTTCAACTCCAACACCTAAAGATGATGTATGGATTGGAAAACTATATAAGTTTATTGATTTATTGGCTCTAAATATAGGCAAGGCAAAAAATAAAGCAGGAGAGTAATTATGCCAAAAGGTAAAGGTACTTACGGTTCTAGAGTTGGAAGACCAAAAAAGAAAAAACGTGGGAAAAAGAAAAAGGGTATGAAGCATCATGCCTGCTAAGCGCAGACGTAAAGCAGCAAAACCTAAAAAACGAAATATACCTACTAACAAAAAGCTATATGCACGGGTAAAAGCAAAAACTAAAAGAAAGTTTGCTGTTTATCCTAGTGCATATGCTAATGCTTATCTAGTACGAGAGTACAAAAAAGCAGGAGGGAGGTATAGACGTGGCTAGTGGACTTAAAAAATGGTTTGGACAAAAATGGGTAAACATAGGAGCAAAGAAAAAGAATGGCAGATATCCTAGATGTGGAAGACCTAAAGCTAAGCTAACGGGTAAAGGTTACCCTAAATGTGTACCTGCTGCAAAAGCTGCCAGAATGAGTAAAAGTCAGATCAGATCGGCTGTTAGTCGTAAAAGGTCTAAGAAGCAGGGAGTTGGTGGAAAGCCTACCATGGTTAGAACTGCTGCAAAAAGAGGTAAAAGACGTGGCCGTTAGAAAGAAAAGAACTGTCAGACGAAAGAAAGACTCAAGATTGAAAAGAGTGGGCGTATCAGGGTATAATAAACCAAAGCGTACGCCCAATCACCGCACAAAGTCACATGTAGTTGTGGCAAAAGTAGGTAAAAAAGTTAAAACTATAAGGTTTGGACAACAAGGGGTGTCGGGAGCAGGAAAATCTCCAAAATCAACGGCACAAAGAAAACGTAGAGCTTCATTCAAAGCTCGTCACGCCAAAAATATAGCTAAAGGCAAAATGTCAGCAGCATATTGGGCAAATAAAGTAAAATGGTAAACAAAATTAAAGAAACCGCTTTAAAAGTTTGGAATATAGTTAATGGTAAAGATAAAAACCTAGATGGTAAAGTCGATATCCACGATGCTATGATTGCAGCTGAACAAAAAGCAAAGAAAAAACAGGAGAAGTAAATGAACTACAGATTATACGCAGTGGAAACTGCCTGTGGTACTAGTGTTGGAGCAGCCTCTACGTTTTCAGATTCAACTGAAGTAAGACTATTTAATAATAGTAATGCTAACCAGTTAGTAACTGTAGCAAATGCAGCCGATGTAACATTAGGTACAATGACATTAGCAGACGGAGAAGTAACATTCCTCATGAAAGACCCAACTGACCAAATATTCGCCGCAGCAGCGACAGTATTAGGCACACCAGTTAAGTACAGCTAATGATAAACGGTTGGCTAAAAGATGTTGCCGAAACAGCAGCAGTAACTATTGATAATTTAGATAAGAAATCTCAAGAAAGAGGTACAGTTACTTATGCCGATGAAAAAGTACAAAGTTTGTGCATGGGGTACTTATATCTATTAAACTTATGTGATACTTACGAGCTACTAGAAAGACGCGACTTAGAGACGCTTACAGATTTAATTAAAAAACATACGACGATTCACTAAATGTTAGATATAAGTAGAACAGATATCATTAGTACTGATATTATGAAATTTGATGCAGCTGAAAGGTTTATCAAATTACCCATTACAGAATACATGAACTTATTAGGAATTACTCCTAATACTTCACAGATGGCGTTAATCAATGCTGTCAACAACCCAAAATATAGATTTGTGTGTGCCGCTCTTTCGAGAAGGCAGGGAAAAACGTATATTACAAATGTCATTGGACAGCTTGTGTCACTCGTGCCGGGCTCCAACATATTAATTATGTCACCAAATTACTCACTTTCACAAATTTCTTTTGACTTACAAAGAGGTTTAATTAAACACTTTGATTTGGAAGTTACAAAAGATAATGCTAAAGATAAAGTTATAGAACTGTCTAATGGTTCTACTATAAGAATGGGTTCAGTAAATCAGGTAGACTCTACGGTGGGTAGGTCTTATGATTTAATAATCTTTGACGAAGCCGCTCTGGCTGATGGAAGAGATGCTTTTAATGTAGCCCTTAGACCTACACTAGATAAAGAAAACAGCAAAGCAGTTTTTATTTCAACTCCAAGGGGAAGGAATAACTGGTTTGCTGATTTCTATCATAGAGGGTTTAGTAACGAATTTAAAGATTGGGCCTCTATCCGAGCCACCTACCATGAAAATCCCAGAATTAGCGATAATGATATAAATGAAGCAAAGAAAGCAATGTCAAGTGCTGAATTTGCACAGGAATATCTTGCTGATTTTAATACTTATGAAGGACAAGTATGGAGTTTCAACTTTGAAACTCAGGTAGGAGACTTTGAACAATTAGATACAAGAAATATGGATGTTTTTGCAGGTCTTGACGTAGGTTACAAAGACCCTACAGCTCTATGCGTAATAGCATATGATTGGGACACTAAAAAATACTATCTAATAGATGAGTATATGGACGCTGAGAGAACTACTGAACAGCATGCTACTGAAATTAATAAAATGATACGAAAGTACAACATTGATTACATTTATATAGACTCAGCAGCTCAGCAAACTAGGTACGATTTTGCACAAAATTATGATATTAGTACTATAAACGCAAAGAAATCTGTACTAGATGGTATAGGTCAAGTAGCAGGTATAATTGATAATGATTTATTGCATATTGACCAAAGATGTTCTGAAGCACTCTCATGCGTGGACCAATATCAATGGGACCCTAACCCGAACTTAATGAAGGAAAAGCCAAAACATAATATGGCAAGTCACATGGCTGATGCGCTTAGATATGCGCTGTATACTTTTGAGACATCTGCCAATACGTTTTAATTTAACAACCTACCAAAAAATAAATGTTGACAAAAAGGTGAAATTTTGGTATAATTTTCAGTAATAGGAATTTATGGATTTAAAAAGAGATTTAGTCAAGTACGTACGGGACAAAGCCAAATCAGGCTATAAAAAAGACACCCAGTGCTTTATCTGTGGAGACACAGAAAACCTGGAGTTTCACCACTTCTACGGAATGACTGAGTTATTACACACTTGGATGAAGGATAACAAAATTACGATTACCTCAGCCGATGAAATTATGAATCTTCGAGAACAGTTTATAGAGGAACATCTTACTGAAGTATATGACGAAGCAGCAACATTATGTAAAACCCATCACATGAGATTGCACAGCATATATGGAAAGAGACCAAAATTATCAACAGCACTAAAACAGAAAAGATGGGTGGAGATACAGAGAGACAAATATGGCATGGTATGATAGATTTTTAGGTATAGATAGAGATGAGAAGTTAAATCCTGCTCAGACCTTTATTGGCCTAGAAGAAGGGATATCAATAGATACTCGTGAAAAGAAAGATAATTATCGCTCTGCTTACGAAGAACTAGAAGTAGTTAATAGAGCCGTCAACATGATTGTTGACGATAGTTCTGATATACCTTTTGATGTTGGAGAAAAAATACAGGGTATTACTCCAATAGTTCAAAATATTCGTAGAACTAAAGTAGATTTGCTCTTGAACAAAGAGCCAAACCCCTTTCAGGATATCAATAGTTTTAAAAGGAATTTAATTATTGATTTACTGATTGATGGGAACATCTTTATTTATTTTGATGGTGCCCATTTATATCATCTACCTGCGCAAAATGTTACTATAGAATCTGATACTCAGACCTATGTTAACAAGTATGTATATGATGGTCATATAGACTACACCCCGAAAGAAATTATACATATTAAAGAAAACTCATTTCATTCAATCTATAGGGGTGTACCTAGACTAAAAGCAGCTTACAGAACTATGTACCTGTTAGACAATATGAGAAAGTTTCAAGATAACTTTTTCTTAAACGGAGCAGTTCCAGGGTTAGTACTAAAGAGCCCTAATACTCTTTCTGATAGGATTAAAGAAAGAATGTTACAAGCATGGTCTACTAGATATAATCCAAAAAATGGAGGAAAGAGACCATTAATATTAGATGGCGGACTAGAAGTAGATAGTTTAACTAAAGTAAACTTTAAAGAACTAGACTTCCAACCGTCAATAGCGGCTAACGAGAAAGTAATATTAGAAGCTATGGGTGTACCACCAATTCTTATGGATGGTGGTAACAATGCAAATATAAGACCTAATCATAGATTGTATTATTTAGAAACTATACTACCTATAGTTAGAAAAATGAACTATGCTTTAGAAAGATACTTTGGATTTAAAATTACCGAAGATGTGCATGGAGTTCCAGCTCTACAACCAGAGCTAAGAGACCAGGCGGCATATTACTCAACACTAGTTAATACAGGTATTATGACACCTAACGAAGTAAGGGAAGCTATGAACATGGACGCACTAGACGGACATGACGACCTTAGAGTCCCTGCAAATATAGCGGGTAGCGCAGCTAACCCCCAGGAAGGTGGAAGACCGCCTGAAGAAACAGAGGAAGAAAATAATGAATAGACCACAAGTACTTAAACAACTTATGGAATACTTTCAAAAGAAAGGTAAAATCCTTACTATTGATGAGTATAAAGCAGCAAAAGACGTTCCAATGCGTTTTATGGCTGCAAAAAGAGCGTTTGGCTCTTGGGCTAGAATGACTCAAATGGTAGAAGCAAAAATGAGAGTAGATAATACTGTTATGGAAGCTCCTAAAGTTGAGCCTGCCCCAAAAGCAAAGGCAAAGCCAGCTGCTAAACCAGCTGAAAAAGGGAAGTAATATGTCAGATAAAATTTTTCATTGGTCATCTACTTTCAAAACACTTGGTGAAGATGATGACGGAAGTGTAAATATCAAAGGATATGCTAGCACGAACGCATCAGACAGAGCTGGTGATAGTATTGACCATGAAGCATGGACAAAAAATGGAGGATTAGAAAACTTTAAGGGTAATCCAATCATTCTATTTAACCATGACTATAACAGACCAATAGGTCGTGCTACTTCATTAGAAGTAAACGACAAAGGCCTCGAACTTGGAGCTAGAATTTCTAAGTCCGCAGGTGAAGTAAAAGATCTTATTAAAGATGGCGTACTTGGAGCATTTTCCGTGGGTTTCCGAGTCAAGGACGCTGATTATCTAAAGGAAACCGACGGGTATAAAATAAAGGATGCTGAACTATTCGAAGTGTCTGTTGTGAGTGTACCTTGCAACCAGACCGCAATGTTTTCGATTGCGAAATCATTCGATTCTCAATCAGAATATGATGAATGGAAAGCTGAATTTACTAATGACGTAAAACAGGCTCATGTAACGGACGCAGCGAAGGTTGCAGAAGTTGATGCGCCACAAGCCGTGGGTAATACCACTCAACAGGAGAGACATATGTCTACAGAAAAAACTACTCCAGATGCTGAGTTAGACTTAAAAGCATTCGCGGAAGAGGTGGCAAAATCAACTGCTGCTAAAATCGCAATGCAACAAGCAGAACAAAAAGCAAAAGAGTTAAGCGAAGCCGAAGAGAAAGCAGCTGCTAAAGTAGCAGAAGTGCAAGAAAAAGAAGCTGAGCAAGAAAAAGTCAAAACTATTGTCAAAGCTGGCATGTCAGGAGCTGAACAGCTCATTAGTGACGTTGAAAAACGCGTTGCAGAAAGACATGGCGACTTAGAGTCAGTAGTTAATGAACTACAAAAAGATCTAGCTGAAAAGAAAGATGAGATTAACGCTATGCGTGAGTCAAAAAGACAATTTTCAGATAGAGGTAACAGCGACTGGGCAAAAGCATTCGAAAGCGACATTGATGACGCTTGGGTAATGGGTCTTGCTACTGGTAAAGGCTGGAACACTAAACTCGGCCAAAACACTATGGAAAAAGTTAATGCTCATTCAGGCGTTGCAGTTTCATCAGCTGATTTTGAACAAACCGTATCAACAAATATCGAAAGAGATATTCAATTAGAGCTCGTATTAGCACCGTTATTTAGAGAAATCCAAATGACTTCAGCTACTCAGATTCTACCAATCATGCCAGACGCAGGTTATGCTGAATTTACAGCTAACCAAGTAGCTTCTGGATCTTCCCCTCATGGAAACTTAGAGGAAAGAGGAGATACTTATGATGGTACATATTCTGGTATTGATATGACTGAAAGAACTCTATCAACCAAAAAGCTTATTTCACAATCATACTTAGGTAATGAAACTGAAGAAGATGCAATCCTACCGATTCTTCCTTTAATTAGAGAGTCAATCGTTAGAGCTCATGCAAGAGGTATTGAAAACGCACTACTATTGGGTAACCATGCAGACGGCGTTTATGGTACATCTGGAGCAGCTTTTGAAGGTCTAGTCACTATGGCTGGTTCTAACAAAACTCAATCAGCTACTGCTTTTGCATCAGAATCTTTAACAGCTTCAATGCTATTGAATGCTAGAAAGCAAATGGGCAAATGGGGTATGAACCCATCTGATGTTATTTACATCGTTAACTCAACTGAGTACTATAACTTGCTAAGCGACGCTGAGTTCCAAGATGTCAACCTAGTTGGCAACATGGCTACTAAGCTAAGTGGTGAAATCGGAGAAGTCTTCGGTTCTAAAGTAATCGTATGTGATGAGTTTAAAGCTCCAGCAACAAGCAAATTCTTTGCAGTTGCAGTCAACCCGAAAAACTTTGTAATGCCTAGATTAAGAGGTGTTACTATCGAGTCTGACTACGAAGTAGCAAACCAAAGAAGAGTATTAGTTGCTTCTCAGAGATTAGGTTTTACCGACCTTATCGATGCTTCAACAGCAGCGCACGCGCTTCAATACAAAGCTAGTTAATAGCTTATAAATATCGTGGTGGGGTTCGCCCCACCACACTTTTTAAAGGAAATATATGGCAAATTTAGTAACATTACAGCAATATAAAGACTTCGTGGGATTGCAGGGAGTGCAGCAAGACGCCAAGATTAATGTAATAATTAGTAATGTTTCTCAATTAGTAAAAACCTATTGTGGTACTACTATAATTGATTTTGCTAGTACTAATAAAATCGAATATTTCAATATACAAAGAGGCGACGACAGAGTGATACTAGCTGAGTCTCCTTTAATACAAGTAGTATCAGTAGAAGAAAGACAAAGTCAATCAGACGCATATGTTACACTAATCACAGAAAATTCTGACAGTAGTGGTAAATATGAATATATAGTTGACACAGAGTCTGATAGTATTGTAAGAACAAATTCAACTACTACTAAAGCATTTCCTCAGGGAATGAAAGCAGTAAAAGTTACTTACAAAGCAGGGTACACAAGTACTCCAGAAGATTTAAAATTAGCAGTATTTGATTTAGTTAAGTACTATTTAAAAGATGAAAGAAAAGAAAGAATGAGTATTGCAGGTTCAACAATAGAAAACCAAAGCTCTACCAGTCTTAGAAACAATATAGGATTTCCAGACCATATCAAGCGTATACTTGATTTATACAAGTTGTATAGCTAATGGCTATAAGAGACTTAAGAGCTCACTTTAAAAGAGATTTAAGTAAAGCTACAAGTAAATTTAATAAGTATGCTACATCTTTAGGAAGCAATACTTTAGTAGAATTTGAATTAAACTACATTTCAATGGTAGTAGGTTCTATGAAGGGGACTAAATTAGTTATAGAACAAATAAAAGGAAAAAATACTCAAGATGTATTTAAAACTTTTAATACTAGACAAGTATGGGGGAAGATAGTAACTGCAAAATTCAAAGCCATAAAAACTGATAGAAATTTTAGCGGAAATACTTTAAATACATATAGAGCAAGTAGAGCTCCTTTACCTGGAAAAGGGATGTATTTCGGACAAGCAATTGGTAGTATAAAAAAGGGTTTTCCAATAATTATATGGGACAAAAACCCTAAAAGTGCTGATAAACTTATAGAAGCCGCAGTAAGACAGTTAGTAGATGACCTATGGAATGATTTTAATGATTATATATTTAAAAAGGGTTATGAAAGAACTTTATTTAATGAAGAAAGGCAACGAGGAGAAGAAGCCTCTACTTATAGAACAGGAGCCCCTTCAAAAACAATAAATAACTTTAGAAGAGGATTAAAAAAGGAACATGGAGTTGATAGCTCCAAAGCCAAATTTGCTTTAGAGACAGAACAAATGTTTAGAGGCTCTGAGCTTGGTTGGAATAGCTCAGTTCCTACTAAAGGTGTACAGATACACAATTATATAATGCACAATTTACAGGTTGATTGGAATCAAGTAAAATTAAAAAAGAAATATGCTAATTATAATGTAAGTAATGTTTTAAAACTTAAATTAGGTAGAAACAAAGCAATAAAAACAGATGTAACTCCTATAATGAAGTTAGTTACTCCTTATATACAGTCAGAAGTTTTAAACTCAGGACTACTAGGAGCAGCTGCAAAAGCTAGTAAGCCTATTAAAAATCAGCTCAAAGAAGATATAGTAAATGATACAGTAGACCAAATTGTAAAAATGTATCAAACTGCAAGAGTTACAAAATCAGGCAAATTAGATATGCGGTTTAAGAAAAACAAAGCTGCAGTAAAAGAATTTAATGAGACAAGACAAGCTGAATTAATATCTCCTTCCAAAGGCTCTTCGGAAGTAATATCTTCAGTTATAAGTGTAAAAAAACAAAAAAGTATTGGCAAAAGACCAAGACCACAAAAAGAAAAAAGAAAGGATACTCAAAATTTATTTAGTATTCAAACAATGATTAATAAGAAACTTCCTGCAGAAGTTAGAAGAAATATGGGAAGACCAGCATTACAAAATCAGACTGGTAGATTTTCAAATAGTGTAAAAATGCAAAACATAAGAGAAACTAAAGCAGGAATAACTGCAGATTATACCTACATGCTTTCTCCTTATGAAACTTTTGAAAATACAGGAAGAAGAACTTGGCCTAATGGTTATAACCCAAAACCATTAATAGCTAAAAGCATAAGAAATTTAGCTGTAGGATTAACAGAGCAAAAGTTCACACAGCTTAGGAGAAAATAGTGGCATCACAGTATAGAACTGCAAGAAAGAAAATAACTGAAGCTTTAGTAAAAAAACTACAGTTAATAGATGGAAATTTTCCCTATAACTCAAATGTATTTAACAATGTACATGGAGGAATGATATTTTTAGACCAAATACAAGAATTTCCAAAAGTTTGCGTAGTTCCAGGAGATGAAGCTAGAGAATATCAACCAAATGAATTCAAGTGGAGATTTTTGAGTTTAGACATAAGAGTTTATGTCGAGGACCAAGAAGACCCGCAAGAGGTCTTAGCTCTTTTAATGGAAGACATTGAAAGAGTACTAGACGACAATGATGTATTGATTTACGATGATACTGTAAGTCCACATCAAACAACGACTTCCTTAACATTAGAGTCAATGTCAACAGATGAAGGAGTTTTAACTCCTCTCGGAATAGGTGAAATGACTATAATGTGTAGGTACTAATAGAAATTACACAACTGATAAATATCTAGTAGGTGTACTTTCAAAGATAATAAATAGGAGAAAGCAATGGCTTTAAATCTATCAAGAAATACCAAAGTATTCGTTAGCTCAGTTAACGGAGTTGGTGCTACGGGCGGTGTAAAAACTGCACACGTAAGTACTGCTGGTACTGGCTACGCTGTAGGTGACATCGTAACATTTACTGGAGGTTCGGGTTCGGGCTTTAAGTGTCATGTTCTATCAATCACTGGAGGCGGAAGTACAGGCCCAGTAGCTACAATAGGAATCCCTAATAACTTCAGAGGACAAGGCTACGCAGCCTCAGAAACTCTTACTGAAGCTGGGGTAAAAGTTCTTGGAGACGCAAGTACTGATTTAACTCGTGCATCTGGTTTAATTGTAACTGTAGATTCAATCGCAGGAACAACAACAACAGATGGCGGAAGAACTGGTACTGGTAAATTCAAAGGAAATGAAGTAGACTGTAATACATTTAGATTAGGTGTATTAGATGGTTATAGTTTCTCACAGGGAAGTGACTCTACAGATGTTACTATTTCCGAAGCAGGTGCAGCGCCTAACAGGGGTTCAAAAACCTTTAATGACTCGCTACCACCAGCAGAGTGGTCTTTTGCAACATATGTAAGACCATTTGTTCATGGAGCAGCCTCTTTTAGAGTTGCAGATGACCATGACTGTGTAGAAAATATTTTATGGGCAGCTTTATCAGGTACAGCGTTACCTGGAGATGGAGCTGCAGCTGGACGTGGTGTAGTAGTAGGAACTACTGCTCAAGGCGGCTCACAGTGTAACTTTGAAAAATCAGATGTTCACGAACTTATGAAACTGAACTTATACTTTGCACTAGAAAACACAACATATAGGTTAAATGAGGCTCAGGTAAACCAAGCCGAAGTTGACTTTTCAATTGATGGTATTGCACAGATTACATGGTCTGGAAATGCAACAACAATTGACCAAGTAGGAGAAGCACTCGAAGACCCATCTAAGTATATTATACAAGGAACTTCAGCAGGTGTACCTACTTCAGGAACAGTTGACCTCTATAGGGAAACATTTAACTATGCAGATACAACAGGTCCAAGTGACGCTGACTATCTAAGAAACAAATTATCTACATTATATCTAGATGCTGATGCACAAGCTGGTGGCTCTGTCACTCAAGGTCTTGATGACAGAACTTACGATATTAACATCACTGGTGGCTCTCTAACAATTGCTAATAATGTTACTTATGTAACACCAGAAACAATCGGTGTTGTAGATAAACCAATTGGATCTTTCACAGGAGCTAGGGTTGTAAGCGGAAGCTTAAATATGTACCTAGATACGAAAGCAAATGGTTCAAACCAATTAATGACTGACTTATCAAACGCTACCGATATCATCACAAACGTCTTTGACATGAGACTGTTTATGGGTGTTAGTGGTACAGTCGGCTCAGACAATGATGCTATGGGTGCAGATGACTTTACTGGCCCAGGTGTTGAATTTAACATGCCAAGAACTCACATACAGGTACCTGTAATTGAAGTTGGCGACCTTATTTCTGTATCATTAGACTTTTCCGCACACGGAACTGACCTATTGACTGGAGATGAACTAAAAGTTAAATATTTAGGCGGAACAGTACATACTCAATCTGGGTATAAAGACAGTGGCGCCCACGCAGTAGACGCGTAAATAATGTCACATAGTTTTCTCAAGGAGAGTAAGCTATATATAGTTTACGGCGGTAACAAGTATAGAATCTATACTACTGCCGCCCTAAGCTATTCCCAATCATTTGCGGAAGATTCGTACCCAGTAAAGACTTTGCACGATCAATCAAAAATGGTAGAGGGAACAGTAATAAACAAAGCCAATCCGGCACAGTTTAGTTTTGAAGTACCTTTAACAGCAGAGAAAGATGAGTCTATCGTTATGGACTTGATAACTGATTTAGTTAGCACTAGTGTTTCTGATATAGAAACACAGCAATTAAAAGAGTTTGATGCCTATATCGAAACAGGAGCAGCAGTATTTAAAATTAGTAACTGCGTAATAACAACTGCAAACTTTGCTTTCAATCCGAGAGACCAGTTTAAAGTTGCAATTCAAGGAGAAGGAACAAAACTAGAAAGGGTAGGTAATGAAAGTTATACCATTCCAGGAAGTGCTCAATCAGAGTCTTCCACTAGAACGCCCACTTTAACATATCCTTCTGTAACGTTAGATAGCTTAGATATGAATAGTATTTTAAGTGTAACTCTAATGATACAGAGTGATGTTACATGGTCGCCCTTCGAGACTCTTCAAGAGAGTCTTTCAGTTACTAATTCAAGTAATGCAATGTTTCCCAGTGCATACACGGTATCAAATAGAGTTGTTTCGGGAGCAATCACTCAATACCAAACTGACAGTAATATAACACAATTTGACGATTTTAGTACTAATAGTAATTTAACTATAACAGCGAAAAAAGGAAGCAATAATGCAGACTTTTGGAAAATACAGTTAAATCCTATAATGTATACAGCAAGAATGGAACCAGCAGATATATACACACAAACATATGATTTCCGTTCAACCGATAATACAGCATTAGCTACAAGAATCACACAATATTCATAGGAGAATATAATGGACTTAAAAAACTTACTAGTAGATAGTAAAACTACTTGGGTTGAGTTTCCCGGGCTAGATGGATTAGAAGTCGAACTAGCTAACTTATCCCGAAAAGAATTAGTGAATCTTAGAAAAAGATGCACTACAAATAAATTTAACAGAAAAACAAGAGGCTTTGAAGAAAGTCTTGATGAAAATAAATTTGTAAAAGAGTTTTCATCATGCACAATTAAAGGTTGGAAAGGATTCAAACTAAAATATCTTGAAGATTTACTACTTGTAGATATTTCAGGAAAAGACCCAGAGGTTGAATTAGAGTACACGCAAGAAAATGCTGAACTCCTAGTAGAAAATTCATCAGAATTTGATAACTGGCTCAATGAGGTAGTCTTTGACCTAGAAAACTTTCGTTCTGACAAACAAGGAACTGATACAGAAGAGACTGACGCTGTATCTTGATCATGCTGGAATAGGCATGAATAAAGACCAATACTTACGTATGGTCGAACAAACAGGCGAAGAAATTGATTGGGATAGATGTCCTCCAGATACAGAGGACTTTCCGCCCATAGTTATAGATGCTATGAATATTTTCAATTCTTTAGGAAACAGAATTTATCCCGATGTAGGGTATATGGGAAAAGATTATATTAATCTTCCCATGTTTAAAAAATTATATGGTATTCACGAACATCAAGAAGAATACTTAATGGACATACTACTATTTCTAGATGCTAGAAATATAGAAGAATCCCGTAAGAGTATAAAAGCTCAGAT